CCCCACCCCTCCTTTTTCTCCGCACTGTTGGCTGTCAAGTTTTTACGGAAAACACCCCCCTATAGGATTCCTACCACCCTTTACAAATATGTGGTATATTTATTTCCGTTGGTGAAGCTGCTAGACGCTGTGGGACGTGTTCCGACTTTAAGTGCACCAACACCAACAAGTATGAGCATCTGGACGCTGAAACGTAAGGCGGACTCACCCAGAACCGGGAAGCCACAATACACGCGGTCATTGTGGTAGGAAGACGGAGAAAAAGGTGCTCATTCTTGTTGGGGTAACTGTGCAATGGCTTTTAAGCTTGCGGACGAGCAGCCAACCCAACGTTTTTTTAACGGAGTGCCACTTTCCTCCTATGCTAGAAAACATACCAGACGTTGAAGAGAACGTACCATTGCCAGCCTCGGCTACTGAGGCTATGCCCGAGCTTTCCCCAAAGGAAGAATTAGACATGATGGCTAGAACAGCCAAGATGTTGTCGGACATAACAGGAGAACCTCTCGCCCCAACAGAGGAACATCGCGGTCAAGCTATACAACTTGCCGAACAAATCGTTGCAAACAAGACAGACATGAATCTGGCGCAGTATCCCAATGAGACGATTGCCTATTTAGCAGGCATGGTGGCTCAGTATGACTTTATGGTCGTGCGGGAACTAGCAGATTTGAAAAAGTACGTCGTGAACAAACTCTTACAAGAGACTGACAACCCAGATCCTAAGTACAGGTTAGCTGCGGTAAAGGCTTTAGGAGAAGTTGATGGCGTAGATGCATTTAAGAAGCGCTCAGAACTCACAATCAAGCACCAATCACTTGAAGAAGTGGAGAGTGAGTTGCTTGCGACACTGCAAAGACTAGAAAAACGCACGGTTGACGTTCACGCTAGAGTTGTAAACGATGAAAATCACGCCTGAACAGATAAAAATCATTCGGGACAGCCTGCCATTCATGCAGGAAGATGAAATGCGTCGTAATTTAGAGCTTTTAAAGATTTACGACAGTGAATCTGTACAAGAAGTAGGTAAAGGGGACTTCCTAACCTTCATAGATCACGTATATCCGGGCTATAAAGTAGGCCCGCACCATAGAAGACTAGCCAAAATCTTTGAAGACATAGCAAATGGCAAAAAAAGACGGGTAATTGTGAACATTGCCCCCCGTCACGGCAAGTCTGAGATGATTTCTTACCTTGCACCTGCATGGTTTCTAGGTAAATACCCTCATAAAAAGGTCATTATGGCCTCCCACACAGCGGATTTGGCGGTCAATTTTGGCCGCAGGGTGCGTAATTTGGTGGGTTCTGACCCCTATAAAGACATCTTTCCGCAGGTCGAATTGCAGTCAGATTCCAAGTCCGCGTCCCGTTGGGGAACAAACTTCCAAGGAGAATACTTTGCTATTGGTGTCGGAGGTGCTCTTGCTGGTCGTGGCGCTGATCTATTTATTATTGACGACCCTCACTCGGAACAAGATGCTAAGACTGGGAGACCGGACGTTTTCCTTCCTGCTTGGGAGTGGTTTCAGTCTGGCCCTCTCCAGCGTCTTATGCCGGGTGGCTCTATTATTATTGTGATGACGCGGTGGAGTAAGCTGGACTTGACAGGGATGATTGTTAACCAGATGGGCAAAGAGGAAGATGTAGATCAGTGGGAGATTGTTGAGTTCCCCGCCATCCTCAATGACAAGCCGCTATGGGGAGACTTCTGGTCGTTGGAAGAACTACTGGGTAAAAAAGCAGGTATGGATCCCCGCTACTGGCAAGCCCAGTACATGCAGAATCCTGTCTCGGAAGAGGGCGCGTTACTCAAACGGGAGTGGTGGCAGATATGGGAGAAGGACGATCCTCCCAAGTGTGAGTTCATCATCATGAGTCTTGATGCGGCGCAAGAGACCAACAACAGGGCTGACTACAACGCACTGACAACATGGGGTGTGTTCTTTAACGAAGAAACAAACAACTATTGCATCATCTTGCTCAATGCCATCAAGAAGCGAATGGAGTACCCAGACCTTAAAGCAATGGTGCTTGAGGAGTACAAAGAGTGGGAGCCTGATGTGTTTATTGTAGAGAAGAAGTCTAACGGCTCAGCACTCTACCAAGAATTTAGACGGATGGGTGTGCCCATAGGTGAGTTTACTCCGGGCAAAGGACAAGATAAGATTGCGCGGGTGAATGCAATTTCTGCACTGTTCCAAGGAGGAATAGTGTTTGCACCAGATCGCAGATGGGCAAGAGAAGTTATTGAAGAGTGCAACGACTTCCCGTCAGGCACTAACGATGACTTGGTTGACTCAACAACATTGGCGCTCATGCGGTTTAGACAAGGCGGGTTTATCAGACTGCCGAATGATGAACCCGAAGATATTAAATACTTTCGCCGTAGAACAGCGGCGTACTACTGAGGACAGATATGGCTACCAGCAACATTGACAAAGCTCTTTACCCCGCTGACGGCGGACTTCCAGATTTGATGGACATGGGAGAGCCTGCACTTGAGATTGAGATTGAGAACCCTGACTCGGTAACTCTGGCTGATGGCTCTATGGAGATTACGCTTGAGCCGGGCAAAGAAGTCAGTGATGACTTTAGTAAGAACTTGGCTGAAGACATGGACGACAGTGAGCTAGGTGCTCTTGCGTCTGAGTTGATGGAGTATGTCGATGCCGACATTAACTCTCGCAAAGATTGGACTGAAACTTACGTCAAAGGTCTTGAAGTATTGGGGATGAAGTATGAAGAAAGGACAGAGCCTTGGAACGGCGCTTGCGGAGTTTTCTCGACAGTACTCACAGAGGCCGCTATTCGCTTCCAAAGTGAAACTATTACTGAAACGTTCCCTTCTCAAGGCCCAGTTAAAACGGAGATCATCGGTGCAATTGACCGTCTTAAAGAGGAGGCGGCAAATCGCGTTAGGGAGGACATGAACTATCGCCTGACAGAGGAGATGCCCGAGTACAGACCAGAGCATGAACGCATGCTGTTTAATTTAGGACTTGCTGGTTCAGCGTTTAAGAAGGTGTACTACGACCCGGGTCTGAGAAGGCAAGTGTCTTTGTTTGTTCCTGCTGAAGATGTGATTATCCCCTATGGCTCAAGCGGAGCTAGAACTGCTGAGCGTGTTACGCACTTGATGCGGAAGACAAAGAATGATGTAAAAAAACTACAGGTCAATGGTTTTTATCGTGATGTTGATTTGGGCGAACCTGTTCAGATTCATACTGATGTCGAGAAGAAAAAGGCTGAAGAACAAGGCTATTCAGTCAATGAAGATGACCGCTATCAGATCGCTGAGATTCAAGTTGATTGGAACTTAAAAGGATATGAGCAGGAAGATGAAATTGCTCTGCCTTACATCATTGCAATTGATCGTGGCACAAATAAAGTTTTAGCTATCTACCGCAACTGGGAAGAGGATGATGAGACTTATAAGAAGCGTCAGCACTTGGTTCAGTATGATTATGTCCCGGGTTTTGGTGCTTATGGCATGGGTCTCATCCATATTATTGGTGGTTACGCTCGCGCTGGCACTTCTCTTATCAGGCAACTTATTGATGCAGGTACTCTCAGCAATTTACCGGGGGGTATGAAGTCACGCGGTCTGCGTGTAAAGGGTGACGATACACCGATTGCTCCGGGTGAGTTCCGCGATGTAGACGTGCCAAGCGGCTCGATCAAAGACAACATCATGATGCTCCCGTACAAGGAGCCGTCACAGGTCTTAGCGGCGCTGTTAAATCAAATCACAGAAGAAGGTCGTCGCCTTGGCTCTATCGCTGACATGAAGGTCAGTGACATGAGTGCGCAGGCTCCTGTGGGCACTACGCTTGCTCTCTTAGAGCGGCAGCTTAAGATTATGGGTGCGGTGCAAGCCCGTGTACACAACTCAATGAAAGAGGAGTTTAAGCTCCTCAAGAACATCATTAGAGATCACGCGCCCGCAAGCTACGACTACGAGCCAGTAGCAGGTAATCCAGCGGTAATGCAGGCCGATTACGACATGGTTGAAGTTATACCTGTCAGTGATCCCAATAGCTCTACGATGGCTCAACGCATCATGCAGTATCAAGCTGTAATGCAGTTGGCTCAGCAAGCACCTCAGATTTACGACCTTCCAATTTTGCATAGGCAAATGATTGAAGTACTGGGTGTAAAGAATGCTGAGAAGCTTGTGCCGATTGATGACGACATGTCACCGCGTGATCCGATAAGTGAGAACATGGCGTTCTTGCGAGGAGAGCCTACGAAGGCGTTTATCTATCAGGATCAAGACGCTCACATCGCGGCTCACACTACCTTTATGCAGGATCCGATGATCATGCAGACAATGGGTCAGAACCCTGCGGCTCAGCAGATGATGGGGGCTATTCAGGCTCACATTGCTGAACACTTGGCGTTTGCGTATAGACGTAAGATTGAAGAGCAACTAGGTGTGCCCCTTCCACCTCCCAACGAGAAACTTCCTGAAGAAGTTGAAGTTCAGTTGTCTCAACTTGTGGCTCAAGCGTCGGCGCAGTTGCTCCAGCAGAACATGGCTCAGATGCAGGACAAGAAGAATCAGCAGATGTCACAAGACCCGCTCATTCAGATGCAGCAGGCCGAGTTGCAGATTAAAGCGCAAGAAGCACAGACCCGTGCAGCCAAGACTCAAGCTGATATCCAGTTGGCGCAAGAGAAACTTAAACTTGAAGCCCAGCGCATCATGATGGACGTGCAGAAAGAACAGCAGCGAGTTTCTTCGCAAGAGCGGCAGACTAACCAGAAGCTTAAGGCTGACTTAGTTAAAAATATTGTTAAACCACAAACCAGACCCGGAGGTATTCGGTGACACAAATCAACCCCGGTTGGATAAACTGGGCCATAGAAAATACAGCGATGGGGGTGACTGATGCTGCCCTCGTTGAGGCTATGGTCAAAGCTGGTATTGATGCTTCTGCGGCTGCTCTTTTGATGAGTAAAGTGCGTGGGCTACCCGGCTATGAAGTTTTAGAACGTACTATTCGCAAGAATCAAAGTTTAAAGGCAGCGACTGCACTTAAACATGAGCCGTTATCAAAGCATGAGAATGTTTTTCCAATTGAGTTTATCACTGAAATTAACAAATATGTAGACGGACAAACGTCTTCTCGCAGCAACTTTTCTTGCTGGCCAAAAGAACTTTTGCGCAGTAGTGGCGCGGTGTTGGTATATGACTTCCCAAAAGAAATATCAGACAAGATATTTGAGTATGTCAAAGTATTTGCACCAGAGCTTAGTAACTATGAAATTAACCATGCTATGTATCAAAGATGGATGCCGGGAAGTTATATTACTTGGCACTCTGATTTTTCATGGAAAGTAGCTGTAACAATTTATCTCAATGAGACATGGGATAAAAATTGGGGCGGCTATTTTGCTTATGAGTCCGGTTCTGAGATCAAATGTATCAAGCCTGAATTCAATGTAGCGTCAAAGATATTTTTACCAGTGGAGCATACGGTGTTTACCGTTACTCCTGATGCACCGCCCAGAAACGCAATTCAAATATTTGCCAAATGAAATCAGACACAATATTCATCAGCATTGCTTCATACTGCGACAGTCAGTTAGCTGCAACAGTTCAAGATGCATTAAGCAAAGCAAAGTATCCAAACAGATTGCGGTTTGGCATAGTGGAGCAACGTGAAGCAAGTAAGCGTGTAGTGTTTACCAAAGAACAACGCCAAACAATTCGTTATTTAGGTGTTGATCCAGTTGAATCTAGAGGTGCTTGTTGGGCACGCGCAGTTGCCATGTCAATGTACTGTGGCGAAGATTGGTTCTTTCAAATTGACTCCCATATGGTCTTTGAAAAAGACTGGGATGAGTGGTTTATAAATGAGTCAATCAGATGTTTAAAATTTAGCGATAAGCCTGTTATTACTAGCTATCCGAGTCTGTACACGTTAGAAAATGGGCAACCAAAAACGGTTACTGAAAAAGGCGTAAGAGCACACATCATTTTGAAAATTTTTAATCGGACTGACTTTAATCCGAGTAATTACACCATCTTATGTGAAGCGGTTCTTCTAGATACTACAGACCCAGTGTTTGGTTTTCATATGGGTTGCAACTGCATATTTGCTTCCGGTAAATTTGTTGAAGAAATTCCATACGACCCACAATTTTATTTTGAGGGCGAAGAACAAGCGATGGCCCTTAGAGCCTATACACATGGGTGGGACATCCTCCATGTGGCAAATATGCCCATCTATCATTTGCAAGAAAGATCTACTAGAGACGCCCACTGGGAAGGTAATTTAGATGAAAACCGTGGCGACAACAGTTGGTGGGTATTAAAAGATCAAGCAATTAAACGACTAGCTCAGTTGGTTAATGGCGAAGACATTGGAGTCTTTTCTTTGGGTACAAAGCGATCTGTTGAGGACTACGCTAGTTTTTGTGGCATTGATTACTTTAATGCAACCTTAAATGAAAAAGCTTTTTGTGGGCCTTGGAGTAATTTATGAACGAAATAGAACTGCTTAAAAAACAAAACGACGAATTTCGCCAACAGGCGATTGACAAACTTGTTACTGGTGGAGTCAAAGACTTTGCAGAGTATCGAGAATTGGTAGGGGTTATTAGGGGTCTTGACCATGCCAATTACAACCTTCAAGACCTCAAACAACGTATAGAAAGACTAAACGATGAGTGAAATACTCGTAAGCCAAGACGGTGCCACAGCCACTGTACTTCCCGCGACGGCTGAAGAGAAAGCCAAGCAGGTTCCTGATCCTGCTACTTTTCATGTTCTTTGCATGCTTCCCAAAGCAGAAGAAGAATTTAGTGAGACTGGGATTCTTAAATCCGCTACTTCCATGCACCATGAGGAATTACTTTCCCCCGTGTTATTTGTAGCAAAAATGGGCCCAGATGCATTTAAAGATGAAAAGCGGTTCCCTTCCGGGCCTTCATGTAAGGTTGGAGACTTCATTATTACTCGCCCCAATACTGGCACCCGTATGAAAATACATGGTACAGAGTGGCGTTTGATCAATGATGACTCTATCCAAGCAGTTGTCCAAGACCCTCGCGGTATTCAACGCCCTTAAGGAGAAATTATGGCTGAAATTGAAAAAACAGAATATCACTTCCCTGATGAGATAGAAGAAGCCGAGAAAAAGGCTAATTCTTCTTTTAAGTCAAAAGACGATGAGTTTGACATTGAAATTGTTGACGATACCCCGGTAGCAGACAGAAACCGTGGTGAACCACTAGATTCGCCGCCTGAAGAAGTTACTGATGAAGAACTTGACAAATATACTGATGTCAAACTCAAAGAACGACTGTCTAAATTAGGTCGCGGGTATCACGACGAGAGACGAGCCAAAGAAGCAGCATTTCGTGAAAAAGACGAAGCTTTGCGTCTGGCGCAGTCAATTGTTGAAGAGAACAAGAAGCTTAAAGGTACGCTCAGTACTAGCCAAGAAGCCTTGTTAGAACAGGCTAAACGAACTCTCTCAGCAGAGGTAGAAGAGGCTAAACGAGACTACAAGAACGCTTACGAGGCTGGTGACTCAGATGCTTTGGTTGCCGCGCAGGACAAATTAACCTCCGCCAAGATCAAATCTGAACGAGTAAATAATTTTAAGCCTGCCCCTTTACAAGAAGATAAATCTATTGTACAAACTCAACAAATCGCGCAAGCAAACGCGGTTGACCCTAAAGCATCTGACTGGCAAGCCCGGAATAGATGGTTTGGGAAAGACCGTGAAATGACCGGCTATGCGCTTGCGTTGCATGAGAAGCTGGTCGTAGAGGATGGTGTTGATCCAAAGTCGGATGAGTATTACCGGAAACTCAACGGCAGGATTCGCCAAGTGTTCCCAGAGAGGTTTGCCTCTGAGGACTCCGCTGATGCACAAACATCTCAGCGCTCGCCAAAAGCAAATGTTGTTGCACCAGCAACGCGCAGCACTGCACCTAGAAAAATCGTGCTGAACGCAACGCAGGTACAACTAGCCAAACGGTTGGGAGTTCCATTGGAACTGTACGCCCGTAAGGTTGCAGAAGAAATGAGGAAATAAAAATGGCTGAACAAAATCGATTGAAGCGTGAACTTGAGACTCGTGAAAAAGAGAGCAGACCTGCTGCAAAGTGGACTCCGCCTCAACTTCTTCCAGAAGTGGATGAGGAACCTGGTTACGCTATGAGATGGATTCGCACCAGCATGGGTGGTGTGGGTGATGCTAGAAATGTTTCCGCAAAACTTCGTGAAGGATGGGAGCCCGTAAAGGCTTCTGATCACCCTGAAGCGCATACATTTGCCGATCCAAATTCTCGGTTTAAAGATGCGATTGAAGTCGGTGGACTTATCCTTTGTAAAACACCTGTTGAATTTATTGAACAACGCGATGCGCACTATCGGAAACTCTCCGATTCGCAAATGCAGTCAGTAGATAACAGCTTCATGCGCGAAAGCGACGCTCGTATGCCATTGTTCAGCGATAAACGCACGACAGTGACTAAGGGTTCAGTTTTCGGTTCTGGGTCTTAATTTTGGAGTCTAACGATGGCATATCCTACCATTGACAAGACGTATGGTTTCAAGCCAGTCAATCGACTGGATGGTCTACCCTACGCCGGAGCGATCCGTCAAATCCCAATCGCCCCTTCCTACGCAACAGCGATCCTGAACGGTGACACCGTCAAGGTAGACACTAACGGCTACATTGTGGCTGCTAGTACTACCGACTCAGGTAATATCATTGGTGTGTTGGTTGGATGTTCTTACATCAACTCGTTAAGTCAACCTACGTTTTCACAAGCGTACCCAGCTTCTACGTCAACTTCAACAAACATGGCTTTTGCCTTTGTTGTGGATGATCCTAGTGCTGTGTTCCGTGTTTGCGCTACAGTCGCTGGTTCCACCACTCCTACAGCTTACGCTCGTAGCATTGTTGGATCTAACGTGGCTTTGGTTGCTAACGTTGGTTCCACCACCACAGGTGACTCGTATTACGGTATTGACGGTTCTTCCGCCAACACCACTAATACACTCCCCGTTCGTGTTGTTGACGTTGTGCCCGATACTGCGACTGGCAATGCCAGCGTAGCCGCCACGACCTATTACGAGTTCCTCGTTAAGTTCAACACCGCGCAGTACAACAATACTACCGGTATTTAAGGAGTAACTTAAAATGGCTATTTCACGCGCACAACTACTTAAAGAGTTGCTCCCCGGTCTGAACGCATTGTTTGGTCTGGAGTACGCTAAATACGGCGAAGAGCACAAAGAGATCTACGAAACTGAGACATCAGAGCGTAGCTTCGAAGAAGAGACAAAGCTTTCTGGCTTCTCTGCTGCACCTGTCAAGAATGAGGGCTCCGCCATTCAGTACGACAATGCACAAGAGGCATGGACTGCACGTTACACCCACGAAACCATTGCGATGGGCTTCTCCATCACAGAGGAAGCTGTGGAAGATAACTTGTATGACAGCTTGTCTTCACGTTATACCAAGGCTTTGGCCCGTGGTATGGCTTACACCAAGCAAGTTAAAGCTGCTTATGTGTTGAACAACGCCTTTACTGGCGGCCCAACATATGGCGACGGCGTGGTTCTGTGTTCTACAGCCCACCCACTTGTCTCCGGTGGCACTAACAGCAATCGTCCTACAACAGGCGCTGACTTGAATGAAACATCGTTGGAAAACGCTGTTATTCAGATCGCTGCTTGGACAGACGAGCGCGGTTTGTTGATCGCTGCTAAGCCCCGTAAGCTTATTATCCCCCCAGCACTGCAATTCGTTGCAACTCGCTTGTTGGAAACCGAACTCCGCGTCGGTACAACTGACAACGATATCAACGCATTGAAGAACAACGGTTCGATCTCTGAAGGTTACACTGTTAACCACTATTTGACCGACACCAATGCTTGGTTCTTGACAACAGACGTACCTAACGGCCTGAAGCACTTTGTTCGCTCACCCTTGTCTAACAGCATGGACGGCGACTTTGACACAGGTAACGTTCGTTACAAAGCCCGTGAGCGTTACAGCTTCGGCGTGTCAGACCCACTGGGTATCTTTGGTTCACCCGGTTCGTCCTGATGAAACTGAAAAAGGGGCCTTGTGCCCCTTTTTCTTTTAGTGTATATTTCTTTTAACCGGGCTTTCCGGTGTATCAAACTGTCCCGGCAGACAACATACTGATTGATACACTTAACTTGTATGTAAGGAACCTATCATGGGAATCGCTACTCACCTCGGCCCTTGGCTGCTCGGTACAAACCGTTACACAACTGGCACTGCTGCTGCTGATGTTCGCAACACTGGCGCAACTCAAGTTGTCCAGACTGACGTTGTAAACTTCAATGACGCTGACGCAAGCAATGCGTTTGTGTTGCCTGCGGGTTCATTAATCGTTGATATTCGATTCATCACAACCACCACTTTTGATGCCGCATCAACCATTACGTTGTCCATTGGCGCGACTGCTATTACTGGCGCTCTGACCATTACAAACCCCGGTGTGTATAATTTTGTTGCCGCCGCAACAGAAGCCGCCGCTGCTTTGTGGGCCAATACTGGCACTACCGACAAGTTTGTGACTTACACGATTGCTCAAGGTGCATCGACTGCTGGCGTAGGCCAGATCGTGATTGAGTACGTTGTTCGCAACTCTGACGGCACGATGTATCAATCTGCTGGTCAAGTCTAATTAGTCTAGGGGGCTTCGGCCCCCGTTTACAAGGAGATTAATTATGATGCAAACTGACGTTAAATCGGGGCACCTGAACAACTCAGGTTTTGTGGTGTTAGGGAGAAACCGTCTTAGGGCTGTATCTATGGTTGGCACGGCTACGGCTGGAACGCTAGACATTTTTGACACTGTTACAGCACCTGTTTCCGCTACATACGCAAGGACTGCGGCGGTTATTACAGTTACAAAGGTAGCCCACGGCCTAGTTACTGGAGATGTGGTTGGGCTTGCTTTTGCAACAGCCAGCGGGTCATCTGGCACAAACGGCAATTATTCAATTACACGCACGGGCGCAGATACTTTTACAGTTACAGACATTAACTCTGGAACTATAGCTGGCGGAACAGCGGCAACATACTCATCATTGTGGGTTGCCAGCTACGACGTTGGTGCGGCTGACTTGTTTGGTAATTTTGTTTTGATTCCCGCTGAAGGAATACTGGTTAAAAACGGTATCTACTTGAGCATGAGCAATTTAACTTCCGCTAATATTTATTATGGCTGAAACAAAACAGGCAACACTGATGGGGCGTAAGCTGTTTATAGGCATTCCAGCCTATGACGGCAAGCTAAACATCAAGACCGCATTTGCACTGGCGCAGTTAATGCCCAAGGCAATGAGTCTTGGTGTGTCCGTCACGTTGTCTGATTTGTCTAATTGCTCAATCATTACTATGGCTCGCAATGCCTTAGTACACGAATTCTTAAAAACAGACTGCACAGAGCTTCTGTTTATTGATGCAGACGTTATTGTCACACCTGACGACATTCTGCGTTTGATGGCCCAAAGCGGTCACATGGACATTACTGCTGGCGCATATCCACGCAGAGCCAAAGATGCCAAGTTCTTTGCTGATGTGTACTACGATGACAATGGAGAATTAGAGTTTGAAGGCTCTATGATGCGTTTAAAGCGTGCGCCTACTGGATTTATGTTGATCCAGCGCCATGTCATTGAGCAGATGATTGCGGCACATCCTGAGTGGACTTATGAGAAGTCCCCCACAGAGAAGATGTCAGCGGTGTTTGACTTTGCTATCCGTGATGGCAAGTATGTTGGTGAAGATTATTTATTCTGCGACCGCGCAACTGAAATGAACTTTACAGTCTACCTAGACGTAGACATTAGCCTGCCGCACGTCGGCCAAGAAACGTTTGAGCGCAACTTTCGTGAAGAGGTTGTAATGCCCTTACTTGAGAACATTTATCACCATAAACTGAAAGTCGTAAATGGCTAAATCACCAGCATGGCAGAGAAAAGAAGGCAAGAATCCGAAGGGTGGCTTGAATGCGAAAGGTCGCGCCTCCGCGAAAAAGCAAGGCATGAATTTGAAACCGCCCCAGCCCGAAGGCGGCTCCCGCAAAGACTCTTTCTGTGCGAGGATGGAAGGCATGAAATCGAAGCTGACCTCCGCCAAAACCGCCAAAGACCCAGACTCACGCATCAACAAATCTCTTAGAGCTTGGAAATGCTAGATCTAAACACCGCATGGTCAGCAATCTTGTCGTTAGTGATTGGACTGCTAGGCTACATGATGAATGAAAAGTTCAGGGAGCTTGCTCGTATAAGCATCCTCTTAAACAAAACACGCGAGGAGGTTGCCCGTGATAACGTTACTCAAGCAGAAGTGGATCGCATTACGAACCACATTGACCAACGCTTTAACAAACTTGAAGCAAAGATTGACCAGCTTATTCAAGCGGGGCGATAATGCCAAGCAAGAGTAAAGCTCAACACAATTTCATGGCAGCAGTGGCTAACAATCCATCGTTTGCTAAGAAAGCAGGCGTCCCACAATCCGTGGGCAAAGAGTTCAACAATGCCAATAAAGGCAAAACTTTTAAACAAGGTGGCGATATGAAAAAGATGGCAATGGGTGGTTCCGTTAAACCTACAGCAATGGGCAGTGTAAAGACAGCGGCTCCTAGCCGTGACGGTATTGCTTCCAAAGGCAAGACCAAAGGTACACAAGTCAAAATGGCTGGCTCTGGCGTACCCAATGGCGTTGGTGTAAAAACCATGAAGCGTGGCGGTAAGTGCTAATTTAAGGAGGCTATCATGCCCATGACCCCTGAAGCTGCAAAGCAGTACAAGCCTCGCCGTACCCCCGGCTCTTTGGATGAAGTAATTTATCCAGAAACTCGGGCCAAGATGGAAGCGGCTAAAACTGATGTTAAAGACGAAAAAGACCGTCAGAAGATTAAATCTATGGGCTACGCTAAAGGCGGTATGACTGCTTCTAAGCGTGCCGATGGTATTGCCACAAAAGGTAAAACTCGTGGCACTATGGTTAAGATGAGTTATGGCGGGAAGTGCTGACATGATGGCCAGTCGCGGCATGGGTGACATCATGCCTTCCAAGATGCCTTCTGGTAAGCGTAAAGCTCGCCGGGATGATACTGACTTTACTCAATATGCTGAAGGCGGTAAAGTTAATGCCGCTGGCAATTACACTAAGCCCGGTCTTCGTAAGAAGATTGTGTCTCAGGTAAAGTCAGCCGCAACGCATGGTACGGGCGCAGGCCAATGGTCGGCCCGTAAAGCTCAACTTGTTGCCAAGAAGTACAAAGAAGCCGGTGGGGGTTACAGAGATTGAAAGCTCCTCAAAAATCGCTTAAAGATTGGGGCGACCAGAAATGGCGCACTAAGTCTGGTAAACCGTCAAGTAAGACGGGTGAGCGATATTTACCTGAAGCAGCCATTAAATCTTTATCTCCTCAAGAATATGCAGCCACAACTAAAGCCAAACGTGCTGGTAAAGCATCTGGTAAACAATTTGTAGCACAACCTAAAACTATTGCAAAGAAAACGGCAGGATTTAGATGAGCACTACCGGAACCACACTGTTCAACATGGACTTCACGGAGATCGCCGAGGAAGCGTGGGAGCGTGCAGGCCGAGAAATGCGTTCTGGCTACGACCTGCGTACAGCACGTCGTTCTATGAACTTGATGACTATCGAGTGGCAGAACAAGGGCATTAATATGTGGACGATGGAGCAGGGTGTTATCACTCTTGTTCCCGGTCTAGCTACGTATGCATTACCTACAGATACCATTGATTTGTTAGAACACGTTATTCGTACTGGACAGAATACAGCTTCTACTCAAGCTGACCTGACTATTACACGTATTAGTGTTTCTACCTATGCAACCATACCAAACAAACTTCAACAAGCCCGCCCTATCCAAGTCTGGATTCAAAGGCTTTCTGGAGAAACTAACCCAACGACTGCGGTCTTGGATGGAGCCCTCACCTCCACGGACACCACGATCACGCTTAACACGGTGGTTGGACTAGCTGGATCAGGTTTTATTCGCCTTGGCACAGAAGATATTTACTACACATATGTATCAGGGAATACCCTAGGTGGTGTATTCCGTGGTCAAAACAACACTACAGCGGCAGCCCAAGCAGACGGGACTGCGGTGTTTGTTCCACAACTCCCAGCTATTACTGTATGGCCTACACCAGACAACAGCACAACTTATCAGTTTGTGTACTACCGACTGCGTAGGGTGCAAGATGCTGGCGCGGGCGCTGAGACAGCCGATATGAACTTTAGGTTTTTACCCTGTGTTGTAGCTGGATTGGCATACCACATTGCTGTCAAAGTCCCTGAGTTGATGCCTCGCATCCAAATGCTCAAGCAAATTTATGATGAAGCATTTGACATAGCCGCAGGTGAAGATCGAGAAAAAGCAGCTATCAGGTTTGTTCCTAGGCAAATGTTTATTGGAAGTGGCGGAGGTTACTGATGGGTAATCGATACGCATCCGGCAAGATAGCGATTGCTGAGTGTGATCGCTGTGGCCAACAGTACAAGTTAAAAACGCTTAGAACTGAGATTATTAAGCAACGTCAATATCAGTTGTTGGTTTGTCCTGAGTGCTGGGATCCCGATCAGCCACAATTAATGCTTGGAACATTTCCAGTAGATGATCCGCAAGCTCTGCGCAACCCGCGTAGAGATACAACGTATGTCACTTCTGGTGTTAACGTTAATGGTAATTTGTCTGGTGGTTCACGAGACATTCAGTGGGGCTGGGCACCTGTAGGCGGGGCTAGTAATTTTGATGCAGAGTTGACACCAAACTACTTGGTGGCAACGACATTTGTTGGTACAGTAACGGTATCTTAAGGAGCTTAAAATGGATAAAGCGGATTTAAAACAAGACAAGAAGATGATGGCTGGAGCCGTGCACAAACACGAGAAAGCTATGCACCCCGGCAAGCCTATGACTAAACTCAAAAAGGGCGGCCCTACTAGTATGGATCGCAAGATGATGGGTCGTAATCTATCTCGTGCAAATAACCAGAAATCTGGGAGCAAATGATGGCTACATTTAGCAAAAAGATGATGGGTAAAGAAGTTGGCGATGCCAAAGTCTATGCTAAGCCACACACTATGTCTGGCAAAGAAGTCAAGGCTTCTACTAATCCCGGCAAAGAGCCAAACCACAGCAATACGGACACCGTAAACATGAGCGTTGGCGCGTACAGCAACAAGCCTGAAGGCAAACCAACAAAAACAACTGGTATCAAAGTTCGCGGCACAGGCGCAGCTACTAAAGGCTTGATGGCACGAGGCCCAATGGCATGAACTACACTGAGCTTGTCACGCAAGTAGGAGACTACTGCGAAAACTCTTTCCCAACTGACAATATGAATGTGTTCATTCGTCAGGCGGAGCAGCGCATCTATAACAGTGCGCAGCCCGCTAATTTGAGGAAGAACGTGACAGGCACAATTACCTCTGCAAACAAGTATCTATCTGCCCCAGAAGATTTCTTGTCTGTATATAGCCTTGCGGTATATCCAAACAACGTCACAACAGCTACTGGAGCATCTGGAGCTAAAACAATTGTAGTGGCAAGTACTACAGGCATCGCAGTAGGTCAGCAAGTAACGGGTTCAGGGATTGGCACTAACGCACAAGTGCGTAGCATTAGTGGGACAACAATTACGTTGACTGTTGCCAATAATGGTACGGTTGCAAGCTCAGTTACCTTTCAAGGCGACTACCTGTATTTACTCAATAAAGACGTTAACTTTATTCGTGAAGCCTATCCTTTATCAGCGCAGGTAAGCGAGCCTAAACACTATGCAATCTTTGGCCCTACAACTACTGCACTTGGCGTAGTTACTAATGAGTTGTCTTTCATTGTTGGCCCAACACCGGATGCGACTTATAGCGCAGAACTGCATTATTACTACTATCCAGTTTCTATTGTTGATGCACCAAGTGGCAATACATGGCTAAGTGAGAATTTTGATTCTGTATTGTTGTACGGCACAATTTGCGAAGCTCTTGTTTACATGAAGGGCGATCAGGGTATGTTCCAGATTGCAAATGAGCGTTATATCCAAGCTATTGCTTTGTATAAAAACTTGGCGGATGGCAAACAACGCGCTGATGCTTATCGTGATGGTCAGGTTAGGGCGGCTGTTTCATGAGTTATATTCTTCAGACTCAAACAACCAGCTTCAAAACGCAGCTGTATACGGGCGTTCACAACCTGCTTACAGATACACTAAAGATTGCTCTGTACACAGCCAATGCTGATTTAAACGAATCTACTACTATCTACACAACAACCGCAGAAGTAACGGGTACAGGTTATGTGGCTGGTGGCGTAGTGCTTACGGGCGTAACAATCAATTCTTCTGGGTATACAGCGTATGTAGATTTTACTGATGTGGTGTTCAACGCTTCTGTAACAGCCCGCTGTGCTTTGATCTATAACGTCACCCAAGGCAATAAATCCATCGCAGTGTTGGATTTTGGGTCTGACAAAACGTCTACAAATTTCACTATAACAATGCCTGCTAATACAGCATCGGCAGCTCTTATTAGGAGTTCAAATTGATCGTTACTACAACTAAAGGCGAAATGGATGATTCTCTTCTTGAGAAAAAAGAAGGTGTCGTGGATAATGATAACGAAAACACCACATGGGTGGAGTATTGGCTAGAGGGTGAATTAGTTCACCGATCAGCCCATGTAACTTTAAAGAAACCTACAACTTACCTTGCTGCTGAAGCAGCGTCAATTACATAAGGAGCTATCATGGCAAATACTCAATCAATGTGCACTTCGTTCATGGGCGAACTCATGACGGCCACTCACAACTTTGGCGCTTCACCTATTCGTGCGGCAACAACTGCTGACACATTTAAAGCGGCTTTGTATCTGACTTCAGCCACTGTTAACGCAAGCACCACAGCTTACTCATCTACCAACGAAGTAACAGGTACGGGCTACACGGCTGGTGGTGTAACGGTGACTAACGCTACGGCTCCTATTGCGGCTAATAGCTCGGCAACTGCTGGCGTAGCGTACTGGACACCTTCAGCGTCTATCACTTACACAACCGTGACTTTGAGCACAGCGTTTGACTGCGTTTTGATCTATAACAGCACCCAGTCTAACAAGGCCGTGTCTGTTCATACATTTGGCTCGCAAACCATTACGGCTGGCACGTTCACACTGACTATGCCTTCTAACACAACGTCAACCGCATTGCTGCGCTTGTCCACAACCTAAAAGGTAAGCCATGTCTCTCGGCTGGGGCGACGGCGCGTGGGGGAGTAATGGCTGGGGCGGTACTCTCGATGCAACAGGCGTTACCGCTTCTGGCGCGGTTGGCACTGCGTCGCCTGTAATTGAGATTGCTCTTACAGGTGTTGGCGCTTTTGGCGCGGTTGGAGATGTTACTGAGTCAATCATTATTCCCGAGCAGGGTGATGTAGCGACAGGTGAAGTTGGTACAGTTGGTGTAAGTCTTACAGTTGCTCTTACGGGCGTAGCGGCATCTGGCGAAGTTGGCACGGTTGTTCAGAGTCAGGCAATTGGTCTGTCTGGTGTATTGGCTACAGGCGCTGTTGGTACAGTTGTTAACTCATCAACTGTTGCACTGTCTAGTGTGTTGGCTACAGGCGCTGTCGGTACAGTTAGCCCAGAGCAGAGTACAGCGATTACAGGTGTAGCGGGCGCAGGGGCTGTTGGTTCTGTTGTACAGTCAGCATCGGCTGCATTAAGCGGTGTTGCGGCAATGGGTCTTGCGGGGCAAGTAATTGTTCCGTTGTTACCAAATAGCGCAACTGGCGCGGTTGGATCAGTATCGGCTGACAGAGTAATTGCATTGACTGGTGTTGGGGCTTCTGGCGCTGTTGGAACAATGACAGTCGCAGAACGGATCTTAGCTTTGACGGGGGTTGCAGCAAGTGGCGCAGTTGGTGATGTAATTGCTGTATATTGGAAAGTAATAGATGACAGCGAAACAGCAAACTGGCAGAATATCAGCAATTCGCAAACACCTGCTTGGGCTACAGTCACAACTGAGTAAACTCCTAAATGGAAAAAATTGTAACTTGAGGTTTAAAACATGACTACAGCATATACATCACTCTTAGGCTTGGCCTTGCCAGTCACGGGCGAACTAAGCGGCACATGGGGCGACACTGTAAACGCCGGTATTACATCCCTTGTTGATTCTTCTGTTGCGGGCACAACTAATATCAGCACTGATACGGACGTTACGCTGACCACAACTACTGGCGCAGCTAACACAGCCCGACAAACCATTCTCTTGTTCTCGGGTGCGCGTACGGCATTGCGTACGGTTACAGCGCCAGCCCAGTCTAAAACTTACACAGTAATTAATGCCACCACAGGTGGTTTTGCGGTTAAGTTAATTGGCTCCGGCCCAACAACAGGCGTAACAATTATTGCTGGTGAATCAGCTTTTTGCGCATGGAACGGTTCTGACTTTGTAAAAGTTAGTAACACCGGCGGCGCTTACACAGTTACTGATTTAACTGTTACTGGCAATACAATTCTTGGCGACGCAAGCACAGACACAGCAACGCTTAATGCCTCATCCCGTTTTAACGCCCTGGCAACTTTTGGTTATGCTGGTGTTTCTGGTTCTACGCTAACAACTTCTGCTCCAGCATTTGTGTACAGCGGTGCAACAACCTACACAGATACTAGTATTTCTGGCGGTACAAAAACTCACGGGCCTTTCTGGTCATTTGCTATACCTACACTGGCTAACCCAACAACAGTTACAACTTACACAAACGCTTCAACCTTGTACATTGCTGGTGCTCCTGCGGCTGGTACAAACATCACGATCACTAACCCATACTCGTTGTATGTAGCCGCTGGCGCTTCGTACTTTGGCGGGGCTGTTAGTTTTATAGGTAATACAACTTTAACGACAACAACCGTTACTTCGTTAACAGACTCTGGTTTAACTGCTGGTCGCGTGACATACGCAGGTACGGCTGGCTTGCTTCAAGACTCTGCCAATTTAACTTTTGATGGTACAAATTTAACTTTGGGTGGAGGCACAGCCAACGGAGTAACCTATCTCAATGGTTCAAAGGTTCTGACAAGTGGCTCTGCGCTTACTTTTAACGGTACAAACTCACTTACTTTAAACGCTTCAGCGGCTTCTCTGAATTTAGGTATTACTACCAACTATGGTGTTGTTTCTGCCGCTGGAACAAATCCTGCCGCTATTTATTTTAATGGTGCAACACGAACAAGTTTTCAAAGCCATCTTCAGTATTTTGCCGCTAATCATACGTTTTTTAATGAAACAGGTGGCTCTGAAATCATGCGCCTGCTTAACACAGGCAATGTAGGCGTTGGAACCAGCAATCCCATAACCAAATTTGTTGTCAGTAATGCTGGTGCAGAAGGTCTTGAAGTTTCACCATCGGGCGGTACTGTTAGCTTAACTGCCTATAACAGAAGCGGTGCGGCGTATGCGCCCCTTGCGTTGATTGGTAGCGGCGGAGGTACGCTAACAATGGGTTCCACTGGGGGTGTTTTTAATACAAAAGTCGGTATTAGCACAACTACTTCTGCGCTTTCACAATCATTAAACATTGATGGCTCTGGTGGAACGCTTGCTGGTACAGCCTCAATCTCTTTGTGGGACGGCAACAGCGGTGGCTCTCGTCGTTGGGCAATTGCAAATGGTGCAAGTGCGACAGGTACTAGTCAAATTGGCGTATTGACCTTTAGTTCAGGTACAGGTTCGTTCACCGCAGACCCATTAAGTGCAGGTTTTGAAATCATGCGCCTGACTGGTAGCCCCAGTTTGAACGTGGGTCAAACGGTTACAACAGGCACAGTTGGTGCGGGGGAAACCAATGCCACAACAACATTTAGTAGTCTTGGTTATGGAATGTTGTCGCTCACCAATAAAAGCAATACAGCCAACAACTACACATGGATGACTTTTAACGAGTCAAACTACAACTACGTTGGCGCAATTGGTACGCAGAATCAAAGTCACAGCCCTGCTTCTGGCGCGGTGTATGGTGACTTGTTGTTTGCAACAAAGACCAATGGTCTTGGTGGATTTCCAACAGAAAAAATGCGTCTTACATCTGAAGGTAATTTGCTAATAAATATTACAACTTCAAATGGGTATAAGGTAAATGTAAGAACTAATGCAGGAGCTACTGCATTAGATGGCGAATTTATATCCGATGGTACAAGAAATCTTATTCTTGCACAAAGTGGTTCTACATACAATTACGCAGGTATATCTGCAAATGAAAATATAGTCTATGCAAGCGGAAATCCATTAAACATTGTTGCAGATTCATCACTAATTAAATTTTCTACCGGAAACGAACGGATGCGTATTACAAACGCAGGCAATGTAGGTATTGGTACAAACAACCCTGCGTATCTCTTAACTGTAAATGGCGTAATTAATAACGCTAGTAACGCTGACCCATCACCCTATACACAACAAAGAATTACAGTTTACAACGATGGCGGTAATTGGGGGTATTTGGGATATGGCAATGATGCCATTATGCGTATTGTTCATGCAACTACTGCTTCTAGTTACCCATTGCTTTTTGGAACAACAAGTGCGGCTAACAATACAGGCACTTTTACAGAAACAATGCGTATTTCTCTTACGGGTGCTTTGGTTTTAAAAGGTGGCACTGCAAACCCAACTGGTGTAGGGGTAACATTCCCCGCAACTCAATCAGCATCATCAGACGCTAATACTTTGGATGACTATGAGGAGGGTAGTTTTAATTGTACAGTTACATATAGCACAACTTTAACCGCCACACCTCCTACAAGCACATTAACAGTTACTGGTTATTACGTAAAAGTTGGCAATATAGTTACTTGTACTTTCCCAGAAATAAGCAGGGCATCAACATTTAGCAATACTTCTGTAGTTATTTCTCAGTTTTCACTTCCATTTGCAACTGCAAATGATGGTACTTGGGCTACTAATACCACGGGTTTTTATAATTTAGAAGGTCAATACGGGGGTACTATTATAAATACAAATGTTGCGTACATAGTTCAAGTCCCGCCTAATGCTTCTAAGATAGATGCACAAGCAAATACAACAAATTTGCAGGGTGGATTATATTGGCGACTTGCTGATACATCTGCGGCTGTAAGATTTTCTGTAACTTACAAAGCGGCATAACTACATCGGATTGATGTAGTCAGACACTTAACTTCAAAGGAAATCAAAATGTCTTTAACAAAACAAACAGTCATTGACCAAATTACAGTAACCGAAAACGGCATCATTCTCTATCGTGAAGCCACACGCATCATGGAAGATGGTAATGAATTAAGTAAAACTTACAATCGTTCAAGCCTTACACCCGCACAAGACTTAACAGGCGTTCCCGCTAATGTTGTTGCAATCTGCAATACAGTCTGGACTGCTGAAGTGATTGCGGCTTATCAAGCCCAAATAGCGGCACAACAAACTAACTTAGGAGCCTAATCATGTCAGCAACTATCACTTGGCAAATTGAGTGGATGCAAACCACTCCTACGACAGCAACTCCTCCTGAGACTGTCATCACCGCAGGCTGGCGCTGTAACGGCGTACAGGTAGAAGGCTCTGGCGACACAGCCAAAACCTACAATGCTACCGTGTACAGCACTTGCTCGTTCCCCGCCCCTGAAGGCACGTTTACACCCTACGACCAACTAACTCAGGCTCAAGTCTTGGGCTGGTGCTGGGCAAACGGCGTGGACAAAGATGCAACCGAAGCAAGCATTCAATCGCAGATTGACGGTCAGATTAACCCCACGGTAATCCAGCCGCCCTTGCCTTGGCTGACTCCTTAAGTTAACGGGAAGCCACCACCCAATCTTGGTGGCACATTAAAAGGAAACATCATGGGAAAAAATGAAAAGACCCCTGTGACAATCGACGGCGTTGAGCATCACTTTGAAGACCTGACACCCCAGCAGCAAGTTCTGTTGAATCATGTCGCAGATTTAGATCGCAAACTGGACTCAGCGCGTTTCAACGTAGATCAGCTTCAAGTAGGCCGTAACGCCTTCTTTGAACTACTAAAACAAGCGTTAGCTGCACAGCCTGAAGAGGCTGTAACTGACGTTACTGACGTATCGGTGCAGTAATGTGGGACTGGGCGGAGGCAATTATTGCAGCCGCCTGTATAGCGTCTTTCATTATTGCTGGAACCTACTTAATTGCGTGGGCAGGGACATGATGAATGCGCTGGTTTATTCTATTACTGCTGTTGGGGCTGGTTGGAGCCGTAGCCAAGAACGGCTGTCACGTCCGCGAGTTCTATGGGATTGGTTACACAGTCCACAACCCGATAGAGCGTTACACAGAGATGCTGGCGTGGTTAGAGCGCAATGCGTCCTATTGCAAAGCAGACGATTACGTGATGATCTGGAACAACCTACCGAATTGGGCGGGGACTTCAGACACTGCGCAACTTAGAAGCGCGGTCATCAAAGGATACACAGATGCACTTGAGCGAGATAAAAAATGAAGGTCAGCTACGACAAGTGGTATCCCGTAGTTCAGCCCAAAGGCTTGGTGCAACAGGAAGTCTTTATCAAAAAGGTAGAGAAGCAGAATGCCGAACGGGATTTGCAGGTAAAAATTGATGACACGGTGAAGAAGTTTCACCAGTATGAGTATGAGATTTATGCTTACAGGATGCGTCAGATAACGCTGGACATCCAAATTGTTAACCTTAAACGTGAGATTGACCTACTTGTATGACCAAGAAGCCAATACCAAAGCCTCAGATGGAAACAAAAGAAAAACTGACGTTGTGGGTCACATTGATGGTAAGCACCACCCTGTGTCTCTCCGTATTGGCTATGGTAACCGCCTTTATGCTTGGTCTGTGGGCCAAGGAAGTGGACAACGCCGAAATCTTCAAGATGATTAGCCCAGCCTTCTCAACGCTGATTGGCGGCATGATTGGGTTCCTGTCTGGTATCAAACTCATGCAGAATGAAGACAAGCCCAAGGAAAAATAATGGCACAGTTTGAACCAGCTTTTGAGCAGATGATTAAAGACGAGGGCGGCTACGTTCTTCATGAAGTCCCCGGCGACACGGGAGGTATGACCTACGCTGGTATTGCTCGTAACAAGAACCCCCAGTGGAACGGCTGGGCGCTTGTAGATAAGAAAGAATTTGGTGGCTCCCTGACCCCTATGGTGCGCGAGTTCTATCGCGTTGAGTTCTGGGACAAGATGCGGGGTAACGAGATTTCAAACCAAGACGTAGCTAATAGCATCTTTAACTTTGGCGTAAACGCAGGTATGGGTATGGCTGTGAAGCTTGCTCAGTTGGTGATTGGTGCTACACCTGATGGCGGTATTGGTGCTAAAACTATAGAGAAGCTCAACCAAATCACGGACGGACAGCGGTTTAAGGAGTCCTACGCCTTGGCTAAGATTGCCCGATATGTTGAAATATGCAACAAGAACCCAGTGCAGGTCAAATTCCTCAAGGGCTGGATTAACCGCACATTGAAAGGTTTAGCATGAGCTTGCTTGCCGTTGGATCAATTATTGAAGCTGTTGGTAAGGTTGCAGGCGACCTGATTACCACCGACAAAGAACGCATGGAGATGGAGGTTGAGCAGCGTAAGCTTGATCTTGAAGAAAAGCGTATTGACCAAGCCACAGACCTAGCGCAGATTGAAGTAAACAAAATTGAAGCTGGGTCATCCAGTGTGTTTGTTTCAGGCTGGAGGCCAGCTATTGGATGGATTGGTGTGGCGGCTATGGGCTATCAGTTTTTGCTGTATCCGCTGTTCCAATGGGCATGGAAATATTTGCAAGCTATGGGATGGGTTCCTGTTGGTATGGATCCCCCGCCGGTACTAGACGCAGACCAACTATGGGTGATATTATCAGGTATCTTGGGCATTGCCGGTATGCGTTCTTTTGAGAAGACCAAAGGCGTTGCCAGCAAATAAAAGGTAGCCAATGCCATTAAAGAAACTTGTCCAGAAAGCTGGTGTAAACCGCGAAAACACTCGGTATACGTCTGAGAACGGATATTACGTTTCTGATAAAGTGCGTTTCCGCCAAGGCACGCCCGAAAAGATTGGTGGCTGGGTTCGTATTTCTGCTACGACTTTCTTAGGAGTCTGCCGTTCTTTGTGGAACTGGGTAACTTTGGGCGGTCAAAACTTACTTGCTGTAGGCACAAACTTAAAATATTACATTGAGTCTGGCGGGGCATATAACGACATTACGCCACTGCGTAAAACTGCGGCTACGCTTGGCGCAAACCCTTTTGCTACTACCAATGGATCTACTACTGTTGTTGTTACAGACTCGACAGGCGGCTGGGTTAGCGGTGACTATGTTACTTATAGCGGTGCAACAGCTGTTGGCGGACTAGATTTAAATGGTGAATACCAGCTAACTACAATTGGCACTAGCACGACAACATACTCTATCCAAGCCGCAACTGCCGCTACATCTACAGCTACAGGTGGTGGTGCTTCTGTTCTAGCCGCATATCAAATTAATGTTGGCTCACCCTATGCTGTTCCTTTGGTTGGTTGGGGTGCTGGCGCGTGGGGTTCTGGCACATGGGGTATTGGTACAGCATCTACTAACCAGATGCGTATTTGGAGTCAAGCTAACTTTGGTGAAGATTTAATCTTTGCACCTAATGGCGGTGGTATTTATATCTGGAAAGCCAGTACATCGCTAACAACACGGGGCGTATTAATATCTAGTCTGGTGGGAGCTTCCTCCGTCCCAACAGTTCAAAACTTTATTTTGGTTTCTGATTCATCACGGTTTACGTTTGCTTTTGGATGTAATGAGTTTGGCAGTGCCACGCAAGACCCAATGTTAATTCGTTGGTCTGACCAAGAAAATTATTTGGAGTGGGCTCCGTCTATAACAAACCAATCAAGTTTTTTACAACTGTCTCATGGGTCTAGAATTGTTACGGCTTTGCAGTCTCGTCAAGAGATTTTGGTTTGGACAGATTCTTCTTTATATTCCATGCAGTATCAAGGCCCACCAGCCGTGTGGGGCGTTCAGCTATTGGGTGATAACCTATCTATTGCCGGGCCAAATGCTGCTGCCATTGCTTCTGGCGTGACGTACTGGATGGGTATTGATAAGTTTTATAAATACGACGGTCGCACACAAACGTTGCGCTGTGATTTACGTCAGTTTATTTTCCAAGATATTAATTTAGAGCAAGCGGCACAGATATTTGCATCTACCAATGAAGGCTTTAACGAAGTCTGGTTTTTCTACTGTTCAGCCAATTCATTTGCCATTGATAAATATGTGATCTATAACTACGCAGAGGATATTTGGGCTTACGGAACAATGGCTCGCACGGCTTGGCTTGATTCTGCTCTGCGAGATTACCCGATGGCTGCAACTTATACGTATAACATTGTTTACCATGAGCAAGGTAATGATGACAACGAAACTGCAACAGCACTGCCTATTAACGCAATTATTGAGACAACTGAATTTGACATTGATGATGGCGACCACTTTGGGTTTGTATGGCGTATCTTGCCGGACATTACTTTCCGTGGGTCTGACGCAGCGTCTCCACAAGTCACAATGACGCTGATCCCAATGCAGAACTCTGGTTCAGGTTACAACGATCCTATTTCTTTAGGTGGTAACTCAAATGCCACAGTGGTGAGAACAGCTACAGTTCCAATTGAGCAATTTACAGGGCAGGTATATGTCAGGGTTCGTGGTCGTCAGATGATTATGAAGATAGAGTCCAATCAATTAGGCTGCGCGTGGCAGTTGGGTAGCCCCCGTATTGATATCAAACAAGATGGTCGTAGGGGTAACTCATGAGCGTGATTATTACGTCAGAGTTTGAGCTTCAACGGGTTCAACCACCTGCCCTACCTTTTGCTACGCCAGACTATAGCGAGCAGTATCAAAATCAATTAAACAACATTCTGCGTTTGTATTTTAATCGTGTACAGGCAATACTTGACCAACTTGATTCGGGCGCTTTTCAACCGCCTTTGACTAATTACACTGTTGCAACATTACCTAGCGCAACTACATCTGGTAAGGGCGCAAGAGCTTTTGTAACGGATGCACTACTTCCTGCGTTTGGAGCAACTGTTGCAACTGGCGGGGCTGTTGCAGTGCCTGTATATTCCGACGGAACAAATTGGAAGGTCGGATAATGGCTATACGTGACGGCAGATCTATTTCGGTTTTTGAAGACAACGGTGGCTTCGGAGATGATTTTAGTGTAGACGAAGGTGTTGGTGTCGGCGGCGGCATTATTACATTACCTATTACGCCTGTTGTTACTCCTGATGTTGTTACTCCTGTTGGCGATAGTGGGGGCATTACAACACTAACCCCAACTCCAACTCTAACTTATACATCTACTGATGAGCAGGGCAATCCAATTTATGACACCGTTACGCCTGTTGTTACTCCTGATGTAGTTACTCCTGATGTAGTTACGCCTGTTGTTACTCCTGATGTTGTTACTCCTGTTGTTACTCCTGATATAGTTACTCCTGATGTAGTTACGCCTGTTGTTACTCCTGATCTAATTGTTCCAACAATAACAACCCCAACGGTTAGCTCAGTCACGACTGACTTTGATGATGTCGTTGCACCTCCAAGTGGTGGCACCAAAACCGTTACGGCAACTCCTGTGGCTACTCCCGTAGCGGCTCCTGTAGTTACTCCAACAAATACAACCAAGTGGCGTGATTTTACGTTAGACAATACGGTTGTTAATAAGTTAATGGATCAGATTACAGCCCAGCAAAAAGCTGGTACAGCTAAATACTATCAAGGTGAAGGTTTAGGTTCAATTGAGGCCAATACCCGTGAGATGGCAAATATCTTGGCAAGTGTTGGTGTAACGGATATTAAAGACTTTGGTCAAATTACAAAAACAATTCCTGCATCATCTTACGAAACTGAACAAGGCACGGTAGACGTACCTGAACAAACTTACACAACCTACGGCAATAAATTAACTGGTAAAGAAGTACCTAATACTTATAGCGAACGCCAAACAGGTAATGCTTTTGGCGGGACTTTTTCTGGTTCAGGGAACACTGGCTATCGGGTGCAATTTGATGCGCAAGGCAATCCAGTCTTTTACACAACCAAAGCGTCGTCTAATGATTTAGCCAACATCATGAAAGATCTTGGCCCTATTGGTCAGATTGGTTTAGCTATAGCCACAGGTGGTTTATCAATTCCACAACAAATTGCGGCTCAGTTTGCGTTAAAAGTGTTAAGTGGCGAGGACGTAGCTAGTGCTGTAAAAAGCGCAGCCGCATCTTATTTGGGCGCTCAAATACCCGGTTTAGATGTAATGAAAGACGCTACGGCGTACTTAAATGGAATTGATCCTACTGGAGTCCTTGCCAAAACATTGACTGGCGCTGCGGTGGGCGCTACTACGGGTGTTATTACTGGACAAGATTTATTGACATCAGCTACGGCAGGTGCTGCAAGTGGTGGTTACTCTGGCGCTGCTGATGCGATCATGGGTAATTTTGATTTGACTGGTTTATCTAATAGTCAAAAATCAGCATTAAAAACCGCAATTACAGGCACGATTTCTGGCAAACCGCTTGACCAGACTTTGATGAATTCTATTACCACGCTTGTAAATTCTGAAGTTAAAAAACTTACAAGTGCCCCAACTGTAACTCCAACTACTGTAACTCCAACTACTGTAGCAGCTGTTGATGATAATACTGATAACCCCGTAATTGCTATTGATGCTGATGGCAATGAAGTTCGTCTAAAAGATATCAACACATTGTTTGCGGGTTCAGGCAACAATGATTATGCCGCTGAAGCATCAAAGATTCTTAACAGTTACGATACCGCAGGCTTGGCGGCTGTGGCTGCTCCTGCGGCTGGTGCAACTGCTGCGACTAACTCCCCACTGCTTCGTCTTGTACAAGCTGCCGCTAATGATGCAAATTACGCCACAAAACTTTCGGCGTTAGAAAGTGTATTGACAGCCGCTGGTAGCTCAGTTGCCAAAATATTAGGCACTGCTATTTCATTGGGTACTTATTCACCCGGATTAAACATAGATGAAGATGCAACTTTAAAGCGTTTGCGTGACTCTGGCTTAATCACAATAGATGATTTAAAGACTACTACACCAGCTGCTACACCTGTGGCAACGCCTACTGTTTCACCAACTGTTACGCCTACTGTTGCTCCAACAGTTACGCCTACTGTTACTCCCTACATTGTTAAACCAGATGATTACAAAGATACAACTGAAGAAATTCAAAATTGGCAAGGGACATTGGATGAAGTTTATTACACCGATGAAGACGGGAATCCTGTTACTTTAAGAGAATATTACAGAATTTTAGGTTTTGAACCCCCTAAATTGCCGCCCAGTATTTTACCGGCAACGCCTACAGTTACACCTACTGAAACACCAACTGTTACGCCTACAGTGACTCCGACTGTTACTCCAGTTGAGACTCCTACAGTTACACCTACTACAACTCCAACAGTTGCGCCTACTGTTACGCCTACTGTTACGCCCGGCCCAATTCGTCGTGTTTTTGATCCTTCAGACCCAACAACGTGGCCTACTCCAGATGAAAGCCCAAATTTTGATCCGGCAAATCCCAATACATGGCCTGATTACAACCCAGCTACGCCTACAGTAACACCTGTTAAAGCACCTACAGTAACGCCTGTTAAAACGCCTACTGTTACTCCTGTCGTAATGCCTACAATTGCCCCAACTGTGACTCCAGTTGAGACTCCGACTGTTACTCCGACTGTTACTCCGACTGTTACTCCGACTGTTACTCCGACTGTGACTCCGACTGTGACTCCGACTGTGACTCCAGTTGAGACCCCAACAGTAACACCAACTATTACACCAACTCCAACTGTTACGCCGACTGTTACGCCTACTGTGACTCCGGTTGTAACGCCTACAGTGACTCCGGTTGTAACGCCTACAGTGACTCCGGTTGTAACGCCTACAGTGACTCCGGTTGAAACCCCAACTGTTACCCCAACTGTTACGCCTACTGTTACGCCTACTGTTACGCCTACTGTTACGCCTACTGTGACTCCAGTTGAGACTCCAACGGTAAGTCCGACTGTTACGCCTACTGTGACTCCGACTGTTACGCCTACTGTAAGTCCAACGGTGTCTCCAACGGTGTCTCCAACGGTGTCTCCTACTGTTAGTCCAACGGTAAGTCCAACGGTGTCTCCAACGGTGTCTCCTACTGTTAGTCCAACGGTAAGTCCAACGGTGTCTCCAACGGTGTCTCCAACGGTGTCTCCTACTGTTAGTCCAACGGTAAGTCCAACGGTGTCTCCAACGGTGTCTCCAACGGTGTCTCCAACGGTGTCTCCTACTGTTAGTCCAACAGTAAGTCCTACAGTAAGTCCTACAGTAAGTCCGACTGTTTCACCTGTTGTGTCTCCAGTTGTATCGCCTACAGTGACTCCAGTCGTGTCTCCGGTCGTATCGCCTACAGTGACTCCAATCGTGTCTCCGGTCGTATCACCTACAGTTACGCCTACAGTAGCGCCAACTGTGACTCCAAAAGTTACGCCTGTTACGACTCCAAAAGTTACAATTGCATCAGCTGTGTTGGGTTTAAATTTTCCGCAAGTGCAGCAAGCCCTTGCCGCTGCTGGCATCCCAGAATTAGCCAACGTGTTTTATTACGGCAAAGAATTTGGGACTAAAAAGCAAAAAGTTAATGAAAAGGGTGAGTTGATTGAAGAAGATTACAAACCACTGAGTGTTACCAAACCCGGTGTAGAAGTAGAACAGCTTGCCGAAGAAGCAAAAAGCAACGAAAATGTTGCCCTAGATGCCGCAGATAAGCTCATGGGCGAAAATACGTCTTTTGAAGACTTAATTAAAATTTTGAGGGGTTAATATGTCATACGATATTGGTGATGGGTACTACGTTGATGATGATGGCGCTATTCAAAAATACGCTGTTGAAAGTACAAGTGACTACACACCTACAAGTGGCGATGCTTCTAATAGTGGTTTTAACTTTAATCTAAAAGATATTACTAAACTACTAAGTGGTAGCAGTGATATGGGAACTGCCGGTCAACTAGCGGGCGTTGCGTCTATCTATGCGTTGATGAATAAATTGGGTGGGGGTCTTGGACAGACTGGTCAAGGTGTGTATAAAGGTTATCAAGGCGGTATTCCTAACTACACTGCCACGCGCACAATGAACCCAATTCCACGAACTGTAACTACACCGCCTAGCCTCGGTTCTTCTGTGTCTAGTGTAGGTTTACGTCGCCCCGGTTCTGGTGGAGTTACGTATTTCACACCTATGGCCTACACCCCTGTGGCAACAGCTGCACCTGCAACAACGCCTGCGCCTGTAGTTCCCGCAGCGGGTGGTGGTTTAATGGCTTCTGGCGGTATCTCTACGTTAGGCGGATATTCAGATGGTGGCCGGTTGCTTAAAGGCCCCGGAGATGGTGTCTCTGACTCTATTCCTGCTACTATTGGTGGTAAGCAACCCGCACGTTTGGCTGATGGAGAATTTGTGATTCCTGCACGTATAGTGTCTGAGATTGGCAATGGTTCTACAGAAGCTGGCGCTAAAAAGTTATATGCCATGATGGATCGTATCCAAGGGGCCCGTAAGAAGTCTATTAAAAATGTTGCTGCCAATACTAAGGCAGACAAATATCTTCCTAAATAAGGAGCAAACATGACAACACCAACATCAACTCCCGGTTCATCTGGTTCTCCGCTAGCAGGATCAGCCAATATGTCCACTCTTTCTGAGTGGGCAGGCCCCTATGTAACGGACATGATGGGCAAAGCCCAAGCAATCTCTAATACGCCTTATCAAACATATCAAGGCCCAATGACTGCGGGAGAGTCTGGTTTACAAACCAAGATGTTTCAAGGGCTTGGTGGTTTAAATTTTCCTAACCAACTGGGTCAGTCATTTAGTTCATCTGGTGCATACCAACAGCCTTCATCTGGCGCAGCCCCCACAGGCCCAACAGGTATTGCTGCGCAGTATATGAACCCTTACTTGCAGTCCGTACTTAATCCACAGTTAGAAGAATTGCGTCGTCAAAACGCCATTACCAACATAGGTACTAATGCCAAGTTAACTAGCCAAGGCGCATACGGTGGCGGTCGCCAAGCAATCATGAATGCTGAAAATGACCGCAACATGATGCAAGAGATGAACAAGACCGTTGGTCAAGGCTATTCCAACGCATACGATAAAGCAATGGGGCAGTTCAACACTGAACAAGGTCAAGCCAAAACGCTGGCTGATATGATGGGGCAAGCCGGAACCGCTCAGCGTGGTATTGAGCAAGAAGGCATTACTGCTGATCTTAATGAGTTTAATGCGCAACGTGACTATCCGCAAAAACAAGTACAGTTCTTGCAGTCTATGCTTCAGGGATTGCCAATTTCTACTGTGTCAAATGTTCCACAATCTCAAACTGGCTCACAACAGGCAGTGGGCGGCATGACATCTGTTTATCAGATGTTGCAAAATCTTGGCATTATTCCTAAAGCTCCTTAAGGATAGATCATGATTCAACCCGGTCAAATTGACTATCAAGAACAATTAGATTCTTTAAGAGACCTGCCAGTCAATGAGCAGTCTATTGAGTATTTGACTGGCCTTTCGCGTGACCCCGGTTCTCCGTTTGTGCGCTTTCTAGTTGAAAGTCGTTTAGAGCAACTGACTAAAGCTTTGCAAAATCAAGCTGGCGCACAAGCACAGCAAGCGCAAGAAAATTCACCCCAAGGCACGATCTCTGACAAGATTCAACAAGCCGCAGGACTTGCTGCATTACAAGCTGGACAACAGCGTCAAGCTGAACAGCAAATGCAGTCGCAAGCGAGCCAAGCGCAGATGCCAGTTCCTGAAGGTATTGCGCAACCCCAAATGCAATCTGAAGCAGACTATGGTGTAGCAAGTGCGCCCGTGGACTCCGAGATGTTTAACTTTGCCCCCGGTGGCATTGTTACGTTTGCTAACCCAGAAAAAGAAAAGAAACAACTTGTTAAAGATGAAGAAGAGCGCCTAAGAAAACAAACAGAGATGTATATTGTTGGCGCTCAAGAAGCCGCAAAACAACGTGAAATAGATGCAGCGAACGCTTTTCCTAAAGAAGTCCCAACTGAAGATGCTGCAATGAGTATGTCTGGTGGGCCAGCCAAAGTAAACCCATTATCAAGGATGTTGTTAGATCCTTTAAAAGCTGCGGCATCAGGCATTAGTAGTTTGATTTCTCGCCCTACTCCGCAAACTATGATGTTGGACAAAGGTGAAGCACCGGCAGCAGCGCCTATGGCTGCGCCCGCAGTTGCGCCCGCTAATAGACCAGCAGTATCTGAAGCCCAAGCTACAATGCTTGCGGGGCCACAAGCCGCAGTCCCCCCTTCTGTTCGACCTCCTCCACCACCTGCTGTGAACACAGGTATTGCTACGGGTAAACCTCCTGCTCCTCCCGCACCTACTGGCCCGCCTACAGGTATTCAAGCTACGCTTGCTGCAATGCAAAATATGCCCCAGCAGACCGCGTTTAATAAAGCAATTGAAGACGCCCGTAAAGCATCAGAAGGCACGACCCGCGAACAGAAAATTAAAGACGAACTTGATTTGCAAAAAACTCTTGGCATCGGTACGTTTGAACAACAACAAATGAAGATGTTTGAGGAAAACAAAGCGCGTAAAGATAAAATAGATGCTGGTCGTGGACAACGTGATTTCTTGGCGCAACTTGCTACTTATTCACGTCCCGGTGCAAACTGGAGTCAAGTAGCAGAACGTGATATTGCCAGTAAGTCAGCCGCTTTGTTGGAAGACGAACAGTTTGCTAATTCACAAAACAAATTACTAACTGACATTCAGCGCACTGCCGAAGAGCGTCGTGTTGGTACAGCTACTAGCATTCGTGCGGCAGAGGCATTGGAGAAGAAAACCAAGCAGGAGATGCTTACTTTTATTATGAAAGAAATGGGCGTTAACTTGCAGGTTGCTCAGAAGATTCTTGGTGACACTTTACAAGCGCAAGTACAAATGCGTGGTCAAGACTTTCAGCGTGATGTTGGTATGGCTAACGCTAGTGCTAGAAATGAATTAGGCGCTGCCAAACTTGAATTAGCGCAAGCTAGACTTGATCAAACAATTAAACAAGCGGGTGTTGATAACCAACTTAAATTAAGTAACTCTAAGCCATATGTTGATTTAGATAAACAAGCCAACGCTCTACAGATGCAAATTAGGTATGCAACAAATCCTGATGGCACGCCTAAAGATCCAGAAAAAATGAGTAAACTAACAACTGATTTGGCTAATTTAAAAATTCGTCAAACAGAATTAGCAACTCAAATTCTTGGTGGCGGGGGAATCAGTACACTGCCTGCTAGTGCGCCACCACCCGGAGCCGTTAGAGAAGTGAAGAAGCCATAACATGCCTACATATCAAGTTGATGTTGGAAACAAAACCTACGAAGTAGATGCACCAGATTCCAACACTGCTTGGCAGTGGGCTAACATCACCCATTCAAGAGCAGCAAAAGAACCCGTTGCATCTAAAGAGCGTACCTATGGCGAAGCGTTTAGCGACATAGGCGCGGCAGGTCTTGGCGGTATTGGTTCGCTTGTCCAGTTGCCCGGTCAACTCTATGGCTTAGCTACTGGAGACTTTTCTAAGACAGGCGCTTTGGGCGCTGGTCAAGACATTGAAGAATACGCCAAAGGACTCAAATCCAAAGGCTTGCTTGCCCGTGAAGCCGCACGCGATGTGGCTATGCAGAACGCTGAAAAGCAAGGTCAGCTACAGGCATTCAAAACAGCTATTGGTCAGACTATTTCTGATCCAGCCCTACTGTCTACATTCCTTGCAGAACAACTGCCGCAAATAATCCCTGCCGCTTTGACAGGTGGCGCTACTGCCGCAGCTACATCCGGTAACGTATTGGCAAAAGCAGCTGCTAGACAAATCTCTAAAGAAGCCGCAGAGAAAGTGGCCCAGCGTGAGGCTATCCGTGCAGGTACTACTGCCGCTATTGGTACGGGTGCAGTGCAGCAAGGCGCGGACATTGGTGCTGGCACTTACGATGAAGTAGTCAAAGAACTTGTTAGCAAGGGCGCAACTCCTGAACAAGCTGGACAAGCCGCTATCAATCTGGCAAGGGCTTCTGGTGTATCGGGCGCGGCTTTGTCTCTTATTGCCAATAGGTATTTACCCGGGGGTCAAGCCTTGGAGCGTGTGTTGGCAGGTGGGTCAACAGGCAAAGGCATCATCATGGGTGCTGGCACTGGCGCACTCAAAGAACTGCCAAGCGAGATACTGGAAGAAACAGGCGGCAGATTTACACAAAACCTTGCCTTGCGTGAAGTCAAACCAGATCAAAGCCTTACACAAGGACTGGGCGCAACCGCTGGTCAAGCGGCTCTTGGCGCGGTGGGTCTGGGCGGTGTGACTGGAGCTATTGGTGGACGTGGCGGTGCTGCGCCTGAAGTACCTGCTGATCAACAGCAACAAACCTCTACCGTAACGCCTCCGCCTCCTGCACCAATTGAAGAAGAAAAAGAACGCACGCTTGAGGAGTTACTTGCCGCTGGTAAGCGCCCGCCTCCTGAATTTAAAGCGCCAGAAGGTATAACTATTACTGCGCCCAAAGGTTCATTAGAAGAGCTTGAACAGATCATTGCTGCACAGCAACAAGACTATGATATTCGGCAACAAAAAATTAAAGATAAACAAGCTAGAAATGAAAACCCTACAAATCAAATAGTTAGAAATGAACAAGTTGCTGCTGAAATCACATCTATGCGGGAAGCGCTTGCCAAAAGAATTGCGGCTGGAGAAACGTATGTTACAAAATCTGACCAAGGAACAGGTGGAGATGGCGCTGGAGTATCTATACCACCAAATAATAATGTACCCCCCGCCGAAGGAACTGGAGCACCTGAACGAGGCGGAGTGGATAGTACTGGACAAGATGCTGGAGGGCTTGATACGGGAGCAGCAGGACAGCAGGCTCCAGTAGATCCTGCTACGTTGTTAAGTCCTGTTGTGTCGCGCATTATTGCAGATGAATATGCTGCTGGCGCAACTGCCGCTGAACTTATTACTAAATACTCTAGATCACCTGAAATAGCCACCAATATTGATACGTTTATTAAATCTTTACCACCTCAAGGAACTACAAGTGGCACTCAAACCGCTGAAACCAAGCAAACAGAAGCGCAAGGACAAAAACCACCAGCAGCCCCCGTTGTAAAAACTGCTGCGCAACAAAAGCTAGATGAGCTTAATAGTCTTTTTGGAGATGATGGGCTTCCTGCTACACGTCGCACCAACGAACAAATTGCACGCGATGATAAAGTAGATGCAATAGCTGAGCAATACGGGTTAAAACGCAACGAGGGCGAATCTTCTCAAGATTTAAAAGGGCGTATTACAGAAGTACTTTTAAATACTGCCGAGTTTGAACAAGCGCGTGGCACAGACCCTGAAACTAATATCAGTGAAAAACCACTGTCTGAAGTTAGTTCACAAACTATTGCCAAACAACAATTAGGCAAGGTAACTCCTTACATTCCGCCTGATCTTCAAATAGAAGAATACGAAAAAGCTCGTCAAGCATACAACACAGGGTTAGGAGAAGACGAAGCAATTTTGCCTGCATATAAACAATTGACTGATGATGAGCGTAGAGTTTATTTTGAAGAAAACATAACTCGTCCCGGTAGAGGCAAACCTGAAGAACACGTTAAAGCCGCAGAAAAATTAGCTATCTATCGCGCTGGATCAAAGTCAGAAACTTTTGAAGGCGAAAATAAATCAAAGCGTATTTACAATCGTGAACGCAGTACGTTTGGTAAAAAAACTGGATTAGCCTATTCTTTTCCTGATTGGTCTTCGTTGTCAGATGAAAGCAAAAAACTTTATGCTTCAATTAACAAAGTAGATTCTCCACTTGAATTGGACATGGCATTTCGCGCCGTAAAAAATCAAATTCAAAAAGAAAAGTTAGAAGAATCTTCTAGAGAATTATTGCAAGACGCAGAGCGCCGTGCATTGCAACAAATGCAAGCTGCCGCAGAACGTGCCCGCGCATCGCAACCTTCTGGTAAGGGCGACATATTGCCTGCTGATATTGTTAAAGCACTGTACGAAGGCGACATCAAAACCGTATTAAATTACCTCAACGAAAAAGGTAACGGTTTAGCAGTAAAAGAAAAAATAGTTTCTGTTTTAACTGGTGTAAAAACAGTTGCGGCGCGTACAAATAAAAAAACCGGAAAATTTACTTCGGCTTATTATCGGCCAATATTTAAAGATAGAAAACTTCCAATCCGTGATTCAATTGCAATGGGCGTATTTCGCGCACTTGCTGGAACGTTGAGCAACATTGATAACTTTAAAGTCAACGTTGTATATGATGAAAATTTAATCTATGACCAACTTGCTGTGTATAAAGCCAGCACAAACACAATTTATGTTGGCCCTAATGGATTAGATGAAGCAACCATTCTGCATGAGTTGTTGCACGCAGCGACTGTAAAAATTATTCACCAATACTTTACTGATGCAAGTAAGCTTACGGCTCGTTCACGCGAATCTGTAAAACGTTTGATTCAAATTGCATCTAAGGCTAAAGAAGTACTTGGCAACAGGCCAGAGTTTGAACCTGCATTTACTGACCTGTATGAGTTTGTGGCTTATTCACAAACTGACATGGATTTTCAATTTGAATTATCTAAAATTCAAGTAGCCAGTCTAGCATCTGCTACGGCAAAAACAGAAGAACAATCATTAGAACTTCAAGAAGAACGTAAAACAGATCGTGGAGAATCAGGTTACGACACATTCATGGACACGTTGTTTGGGTACTACACAGGTACTCTGGCGTACATGTACAAGTTGTTTACGCCCGGCTCTAAAGCTACTCGCGTACTCATGCCTACTGAAACGTCTAGGTTGACACGTAGAACTGAGCCAATTACTAAAAAAGAACTTGCTGATAGAGAGATCAAACAGAAAAAGCTTATACCTAATAGCGATGAAAACATTGATGAATTCAATGCGCGTATTGATGCAAGGATTGAAGAGCTTTACACCAAATTAGAAGATTTAAAAGTATCAGACGAAGAGCGCGTATTAAGCACTATGCAGCGCTATGAAAAAGAAATTGAAGAACTTGAAGACTCTAAAGTAAAAACACTTTCTAAGGAAAGTGAAGAAGCACTTGCACCTGAAACTTTATTTGACAACCCAGAAGAAGAAAGAAAAGCCGCTGACATTCCTACATATGAAGGGGAATTAGTTATACAGCGTGGTGTTGCAAATTTAAAACGCGATGTATTGAGGGAGCCCGGATACAAAGGCAATTTGCTTTTGGAAGCCGCAGAAATGGTTCAAGCAATTCTTGCTGCACCCGAAGGTGGTATTGAGCGCCTCGCTGGGTTGGGGGGAATTAGGACAGAGTTACCCGCTACATCAAAAAGTACTACTGCTAAACCTACTACGCAAAAAGCGCCAAAGAAAACTACGCAACGTTCTCCTGACGAGATCATTGCAGAGCAAAAACTGCCTGATGAAAAGAGCGCGCATAAAGTTCGTGACTTTATAACCAGTACTGCGGGCGTACGTAGACTTGCTACCATCTTTGCAAATAGCCGTTATCCCATCAAGGTATGGGAAGATGCATTGCAACGCGCAAAGAAAACAATTGATGCTGGCCCTGATCTAAACAACATCTATACACAGATCACATTGTCTGCGGCGCGTGCTAAAGATTTGTATCTGACGATGGTTAATACACCAGCCACTAAATTGCAAGAAGCTATTGGTGAATACGCAAAAGCCGCCAAGGTTGATTCTAATTTGGCGCTAAAGCAGTTGCATACATACTTCATGGCGCTGCATGAGCCAGAGCGTCGCGCAATTAAATTTTTGCGTAATGTACCTTTGAAGAACTCAGATGTGCAATTTACAGATGCGCAATCTAATACTCGCACAATTAACCCAGCTAACTTCCGTAAAGACGTACTAGATGCCGTTGAGTCTGGTAAGTTAACCAAGAGTGAAATAAAACGCTTGCGTAAAGAGTTGGATGCGGTTGTTGCGCAGTTTGCCGAAGCTTCAGGTTATAGCCCCGCTGGTTACAAGACCATTGATATGAATGGCTCAGACTACAACGTGATTGGTAATCTGTATCCTGATGAAGCAAAAGCTATTCGTGATAAGTTTAATGGCAACAAGAAGGCTGATGCAGTAATTACTGCAATGAAGGCCATGAACGATGTGACAGCCGAGCTAAACAAAAAGGCTAACTATTGGTCTAAGCCTGTGCAGAGCGTCGTAGACTTCTACGGTTGGGATCACTACATCCCATTCAAAGGCAAGGAAATATCAGGTAGTCAAGATGGAATGCTTGACTTTGATATTCTTAAAACAGACAAGCGCTTTGCAGAAAAACTGCAAGACTTTCAAAGTGAGTTTGAAGGCCGTGAGTCATGGTCAGATAATTCATTAACGCAGATCATGAGCGATGCCACACGCGCTGCGATGCGTGCTGGGCGCAAAGACTTGACGCTGGCAATTAAGAATGCCATTGATCAGAAGTTGTTGATGGGTTCAGTCAATGAAGTTAAAGGTCTGAATGGCAAGCCAATTGAGTTTGCTGACCGTAACAAGATTGATCTAGGTGAGTTGGCTGGTAAAACTACCATCTTCCATTACAACGAGAACGGCAGCATTGATGTGTTGCAGGTGTACAGCGAAGCTGAACGCAATGCCATCCGTCGCGCATACCAACAAACCAATCCTTTGATTGATATGCTTAATCAAGTTACTAGCACTGTGGGTCAATTCCACACTCGTTATAACGTGGCTTTTGCGCCAATGAACTACTTCCGTGATATGTTGACCAATGCATTTACGATTGGTACAGATATGGATGCAGCAACCGCTGCGCAATACATTGGCGCTGTTACATCACAAGTTGTGAATGGCGGCATGTACAAGACATGGAAGATTGCTAGTCTGTATAACGCAGGTAAGACTGCTGAACTCAATGCGTTTGTTGCAAAAGACAAATCAGGCTTTTCCAAAGATGTCGTGGAATACATTAAAGAAGGCGGCATGGTTTCCTACTTACAAGGTTTGTCTGCTAAAGGCACATTTCAGAACTTGCAAAAAGACCTTAATTCAAGCAAACCGAAAAAAGCATTAGCCGCTATGAATGGTTTCTTTGATGTGTATGCTGACATGTTTGAATTGTCTAGCCGCACTGCCGCTTACCGCATTACCCGTAATAAGTTGTTGCGTGAAGACAAGTTGTCTGATGAAGCCGCTAAAACTCGCGCGGCTGCGTATGTAAAAAACCTCGCAAACTTTGAGCAAGTTGGTGAGTGGGGACGTGGTGCTGGTGCAATGTTTATGTTCTTTAGACCTGCTGCTACAGGTGCAGTACGTGCTATTGAAACATTAGGGCCAATGCTTCGCAGTACAGATGATGCAATCTTGGACTTGCCTCCTGAAGTACGCAAAGATGAAAAGGCAGTTGCCGAATTCCGTAAGAGCCATGAGAAACAACGCAAGGCCGCTAGAGCTATGACATTGAGTTTGGCTGGTTTTGGTGTTGGCATGTATTTGTTGTCTATGGCATTGTCAGACGATGATGACATGGGGCGTAACCGCACTAAGACTGACGACATTAACCGTTGGGCACGTTATGCGCGATTCCATATTCCCGGCTTAGAAACTCCAATTCAAATTCCTTGGGGCTTTGGTTTGGGCGCATTTGCGGCTAGTGGCGCACAGATTGCCGCTGTAGCTACTGGACAAGCGTCTATTAAAGAAGGCTTCAGCAACACATTGTCTGTGATGATGGACTCGTTCCTGCCGTTGCCAGTCTCGCGTATCAACATGTTTGATAACTTCCCCGCATGGTTGATGGACTCTGCGCTGCCATCTGCGGCTCGTCCTCTGTTTGAATGGCAGATGAACATTGACGCTTTGGGTCGTGAGATTTACAACAACCGTCAGACCCGTGTGGGCGATGCGTACACAGGTGGCGATAACATTCCTGAGTTGTATAAATCAGCCGCCCGTACTCTTGCGGATGTTACAAACGGTGCTATAGACTGGAGTCCTAATACGTTGTACTTCTTTGCCAATAACTACGCTGATGGGCCAATGCGACTTGCGCAAACAGGCATGAACTTGAGCCTACTTGCGGCTGGAGAGAAAGCATTCAATCCTAAGACAGATACAATTTTGTTTGATAGCTTCTTTGGTTCTGCCTCAAACTTTGACGCTAAACAATTCTCAAATATTGAAAAGCAGATCAAAGATATGGAACGTAAACTTAAAATGTTTGAATCCAACCCAGAACAGTATGGAAAGTATGTTGAGGCTAATCCATTGGATGAGTATCTTGTCAAGATGTATAACGAGGGTGTCAATGGTCGCTTGAAAGAGTACCGAGAAGAAGCCAACGCTATACGTAAGATGCCTGACCTCTCTCCTAGAGACCGCAACGATGCGCTAAAGAACATTGTGCAGATGCAGAACTTTGAGAAGCGCCACATGATTGATGCGTTCGAAGCCTTCGATATTAAGCCCTAACGCATGCGCCATGCCCGTACACCAAGGACACCGTCCTTGGTTGTTACAAATGTTTTCACTCTGACACCCGCTTTTTTGGAGGTAGTGTCTATTATAAAAAGCATGTACGCAGGGCGCATCGTAGGCACAAAGAAGCTATCCCCCACTCGCAAGGAGTGAAAGGGAAATAACCACTCAGGCTCATTCGGTGGTTGTGGTGGCGGTGGTGTCTTCGTCATCTTTGAATATCTGACTAATGTCCATTACAACTTTGTAGGCTTGCACATTGGTAGAACCAAATGCCGCTTTCCATCCTGCCGCCATCTGCTTGCGTGACTTCTCTTTCAAGATGCCTCTACGCTCAAGCTCACCTTCAAACCAAGTTGGGCTAAGTTTATTCTGACGTAGATATTCTTTGACTGCGCTGGTAGATAACCAAATCACACCTTCATCCACATCGGCAGTAATGCTCAGCGCATTGCGAGGCTCCATGACATGCTTGCCGTTACGGAACACCAATGCATTCTGAATGTTCTTATTGATGAAGTCACCAAGTACGCTCTCTGCTTTGGACTCATCGTCCTCTGCTCTGCCATCGATCAACCGGATGAAGCCTTCACCTACAACTGTAAAGATGCGGTCAAGATCAAACTCAGTCAGACCCATGTTATTAGTGATCTTCCCTGCAATGCGTGTTGTACTAATTAGATTAGACAGAAAACGATATTCTGCGTTCTTTGAATACTGCTCACCAACAGACAGGTATTCTGTCTTGAGGCGTTTACGCAGTTCAGGTACGCCTATCTTAAACAACTCTGGTATGTACAGCGGCCCGGCGTGACCGTGATGGGTTTTCAATGATTCAAACATTAACAAGCCACGCTCATCCGTTAGCTCATACCCGGGAACCATAGGTTTGTGAATGGTTGGCTCAAGGATACGCATCTCTTCTGCATTTGTATCGCCCTTGAATGTAGACATCAACTCACGAAGCTTTGTATTGGTTGTGATGATCGCAATCAGTTTAGTTACATAGGTTGCTTCGCGCTCTTGGTTGGCTGATGACATCATCCGCAGTTTGGGTTG